TGGCTGTTCCGGACGGGGTCGGTTTCGGCGTCTCGTCCTAACTTTCGTTTGGCGATTTGGTTATCTTACTTCAGTTATGCAAGTAGGTGGCCCATTAAAGCTCCTGTTCTTGGATTACCCTTCAAGGCCGATCTCAAGGTACTGCTGATAGTATTCGATAAGACTGCACGTCGAGCTATTCGGGATTAAATAACCGATTCGGCGTCTCTTCTCGTTCTACCGAGCGACTTGGGTATCTTACTTCAGGGAATCGAAGATTGGACTCTTAAGTCCTTCTTATAATCGATCCCCCTTCAAGGCCGAGCTCATGATAGAGAGCGACGTGCAGAATTTCGATTCGGCGTCTCTTCTTCTCTCTCGAGAAGCGATTTGAGTATCCTACTTCAGTGAGAAATCACTAGGTGGTCTATTTCAACTCCTATTGTGATCTCTCCTTTCAGGGCCGATCTCAAGATACTAATCATAACATCGAAGTGATGAACTTCTAGTTATCCTCCTTCCCCTTTGGCCCAGATGGGTCAACAGTAGCCCTAAAGGTGCTAGAATGACGATACCAGCGTTTCAGAATCTTTGACTCAGACGTAAGACGGCTAGAGCCGTCTCCTGTCCGTGTATAAAGGTTCTTAGGTACTGGTAACGCCCCAAGATCAGTCTCGATCGCTCGAATTTCTGACCATAAGGCTTCAAGTCCATCCCAGTCAAGGGAAGAGATTTGAAGTTCTTCTAGTTTAGTACGGAGGTCCCGAAAGGTTATGACCGTATCTAGGAAGGCCGTCCTGTAGACCGTCTCATTGAGAGAGTCAACTACATCCTTAGGAGTAGAAGACTCTATACCTCCGTGAGTTGGACTACGATCGGGCCCCCTAGACACCGTTCCATAATGTTCTCGATCTCGGTAGACTGTCCCTAGCGTCCTGGCAACCTCAATCAGAGGAAGCCATTTCTCAAGGGTTTCAAGAGCAAGCTTGCGCTCGCTCTCGAAGAACCGTCCAACGAGACCTTGAACCCGGTCCATCGCTGTTCCATATAAGGAAGTAGCCGACTTCATAGTCAGCCACCCTTTAAGTCCAGCATAAGCCGGCCCTGCGGGACCGTAGAACGTAACAATGTAGTTACGGAGCCTCTTAGGCATGGAAAATAAACGCTTTGATGCGTTGGCTTTAGCTTTGTATCCGTAGCCTAAGACAGACAGTGTCTGCCCTAGGGTTAAGGAATACTTTCTGATGAGCTCTAATAGACCGGCGAGGGATTGCCGGCCTACGACGAACTCCGCAAAAGGTATCATGCTAACGTTCTCTCCGTTAAGGAAAGTCCGTTTTGCAAATTCAAAGGTAGAACCATTACGCGACTCGAGGCTCTTATGAGCCCCGATAGCGACATCAGCGCGTTTCATCAACGCCAGGTACTCCTTGGCCACACTGCTACGAGCTATCACTATGTCATCTCCCAAGACGGCATAGCCCTCGTACCAACCTTTACCAATAGTTATCACGCCTGCTCTAAGAGCAGCCCATTGAACGATCGCGTGGTGGATGAATGCCAGCATTGCCCATGAAGACAGAGCTCCCATGGGTTGTCC